TAGAAAAGTACCAAGCTATTACCATTGGGGAAACTTACACAATGGCAGATAGTGGTAAGACTATTAAAGTATCTGGTACAGGTGGAACAGTAACACTTCCAGCTCCAACAGAAGGATTTAATATTAAATTTGTAACAACAGGAGGACTAACTTCTGCTAATACTGTAATTGCAGGAGGAACTGCTGATGTAATGGAAGGTTCTATTATTGTAGCAGGAGCTGTAGTAGATGTAGATGCTGCTGACCAACTGAACTTTGTACATACTGCTGATAACTTAGGAGACTTTGTAGAGATTATCTCTGATGGGTCAAACTATTATGTATCAGGTAATGCACTTAATTCAGGAGGTATTACAGCAACAGGATAATTATAACAGGTAGCTGAAATGCTAACTAACTGAAAATCAATAAATTATGGCTTGTACGCTTAGTATAGGGAGAAAAGTACCATGTAAAGATGTGGTAGGTGGAATTAAAGGAGTATACTTTTTTGACTTTGGTTCTATAACAGCAGCCTTTGATAGTACAGATACAGATGTAGTTGAGGATTTAGGTGTAGTTACTTGTTTTAATTATGAAGTAAAGGGAAACAGTAGTTTTGAACAGGCTTTTACAAGTTCAAGGGAGAATGGTACAACATTTTTCGAGCAAACTTTAAACTTGACTCTGACTAAGCTGACTGTTCAAGACCATAAAGAGTTAAAACTTTTAACTTTTGGCAGACCTCATGTAGTTGTAGAAGATTATAATGGAAATGCTTTTATCATGGGTCTTGAGCATGGAGCAGATGTTTCTGGTGGAACAATAGTTACAGGAGCTGCTATGGGAGACCTAAGTGGTTATACACTTACTCTTACAGCACAAGAGCTAAAACCTGCTAACTTCTTAGAAGGAGCAACTTCTGCAAATCCATTTGCTGGAATGACTAATACTGTAACAATTACAGAAGGTACTAACACCTAATAAATCTTAGACCAATAAAGAGGGGAGGCATTTGTCTCCCTTTTTTTATAACAAAATGTTAATAACATAACAAATACAAGTCTTTTTGTTACAAAACTATATTTTTTTGGTTATTGTTAATAAAATGTTTATATTATTGTAAAGATTAAGTTCTTTGACATATTGTAACAATTTTAAAACCTAATCAAAATGAAAAATGATTACACAATTAATTTAAGGCTTCGCAGCAATGGTAGAAATTATGCTGCAAGATGTGAACAAGACATTAGAATTAACGATTTAATATTTCATCATGATATTGAATGGTATGTTTGGGATAGATTAAAACAAGGGTACACAGTTAATTTAGATGTAGAAAGTCTTAAAAACAAAATGTAACATAAAAGGGCAGCAGAGATGTTGCCTTTTTTTTATAACAAAATCAAAACTCTTTTATTATATATATATGATTATTTTACAAGAGAGTAGTTCAGCTCAGAACATAGATTTTATTCCAAGAAGTTTTGTTAGTGGAGGTAGCTATGTAGTTACGATTGATGATGAGCAAACAGGTACAAACATACACAATGCTACAACTACAAGCATTTCAGAAGTTCTGTACTTTAATAGATATAATGCTACCTTTACTACAAAACAAGATAACTTTTATGTCTTAACAATTAAGTCAGGTATTGATGTAGTATTTAAAGACAGAATTTTCTGCACAAACCAGACTGATTACTCTATAAACAATGGAGAGTACCAACAGACAGAAAGTAATAATGATTTCATATTTGCGTAAATGGAAAATGTACATTTAATAAATTTATCAAGCTATAACAGACCTGAGGTAGTAGAGGACAAGAAAAAAGATTATGTTGCCTATGGAGAAGATAACAACTACTATCAATACCTAATAGACAACTTTATAAACTCTACTACAAACAATGCTACAATAAATGGTATTGCTCAGCTTATTTATGGCAAAGGTATAGATGCCTTAGACAGCTCTACAAAGACAGAGGAGTATGCAGCTCTAAAATCTATATTTAACAATGACTGTCTTAGAAAGATATGCTTAGATTTAAAACTATTAGGAGAGGCATCATTTCAAGTTATCTACCAAAATAACAAAGTAGTAAAAGCAGAACACTTTCCAAGACAAACCCTAAGACCTGAGAAGATGATAGATGGTAAGATTAGAGCTTACTACTATTTTCCTGATTGGGCAAACATGAAAAAGTCAGACAAGCCTAAAAGAATTGCAGCTTTTGGTTTTGGGAATCAAACAGAACCAGAAATTAAAATAGTTAAGAGATATGTTTCAGGCTATGATTATATATGTCCTGTAGACTATGCAGGTTCTTTAGCTTATGCAGAGCTTGAAAGTGAAATATCAGATTATCTTATAAATGATGTTCAATGTGGTTTCTCTGGTACTAAGGTTGTAAACTTCAACAATGGAGTACCTGAAAGAGAAAAACAGTTACAGGTTAAAAATGATGTAATGAATAAGCTCACAGGGTCAATGGGAGAGAAGGTCATTGTAGCTTTTAACAATAATGCTGAGAGTAAAACTACTATTGATGATGTACCTTTAAATGATGCTCCTGCTCACTATGAGTATTTATCCTCTGAGGCAGCAAAGAAAATCATGGTAGGTCATAGAGTAACCTCACCTTTACTTTTAGGTATTAGAGATGACAACAATGGTCTTGGAAATAATGCAGATGAGATTAGAACAGCTTCTTTGCTGTTTCAAAACACTACTATTAGACCTTATCAGGACCTTATAGTGGACTGTATGGACTCTATTCTTGCAGTTAATGATATTAGTCTAAAATTATATTTTGTAACCTTACAGCCTCTTGAATTTATTGATACAGAAAATGCAGTAACTAAAGAAGCTAAGGAAGAAGAAACAGGAGTAAAACTTTCAGATGACAGACCTTTCTTATCTGATGAAGATGGAGAAGCTCTTTTAAAACTTATTGAAGATTTAGGAGAAGATGAGGACTATGAAAACTATGAGTTGTTAGATGTAGATGATACAGAAGATGAACCTGAGGACTTTGATGTAGAAGGATATTTAAATGGTTTACATTTGTCAGCGTACAAAGCACCATCACCAACAAAAGATTCAAGCCAAGACAATCAGATTTATAAGGTAAGATACAAATATGTTAAGGGTACTCGCAAAGTAGCTAAAAATCCATCAAGAACTTTTTGTAAACAAATGTTAAAACGCAACAAACTATACAGAAAAGAAGATATAGCTCAAATGAGTTTTAGAGGAGTAAACAAGTCTTTTAATAAAAATAAGCCATATTCACTTTTTAAATATAAGGGAGGACCTAATTGTTATCATAGATTTGAAAGGAGAGTTTATAAGAAAAGACTAAAAGCTGATGGAGAACCTTATGCTGGTAATGCTTTAAATCAAACAAAGTTTGTAAATGTAAACCAAGCAATAAGAGAAGGATTTAAATTACCAAAAAACCCTAAGGAGGTGGCTATTGCTCCAATAGATATGCCCAATAAAGGATACAGAAAACCAAGATAGATATGGCAACAGGTTTAATGATTTCAAGAAAAGATATAGTCAAGTTCACTTCTTTGAATGGTAACATTGACACAGATAAGTTTATACAATATATCCTAATAGCTCAAGAGACCCACATTCAAAACTATCTTGGTTCAAAACTATATGATAAAATAAAAGCAGATATTGAGGGTTCTTCTCTTGCAGGTGATTATTTAACATTAGTAAACACCTATATAAAGCCAATGCTCTGTCATTGGGCACTTGTAGAGTTCCTTCCTTATGCAGCTTATACAATATCTAACAAAGGTATATTTAAGCACAACTCTGAAAATGCAATAAACGCTGATAAGAATGAAGTGGACTTCCTAATAGAAAAAGAAAGAAGCATAGCTCAGTATTATACAGACAGATTTGTAGACTTTATGAGTTTTGAAGCTCCAAGTAAATACCCTGAGTATTTTACCAATAGTAATGATGATGTCTTTCCTGACAAAAACAGTTATGGATTTTCTGGATGGGTACTGTAAAGAGTTATAAAAATAAAGATAAGAATATACAAAAGCTAAAAGAGTTTTTGAAAAAAGGATATATAACAAAAAAAGAAAAAAAGTATTATTAATATATGGCTAATACTATAGATTGGGGTAAATTATACTGTTCTACTTGGTTTGGAGACACAGCCAATACAACAGATGCAATACCTTTAACCTCAGCTCCTCCCTGTTGGGCAGAAGATGTTTTAGCTTTAACAGCAGATACAACTTCTATAAGAAGTGATAGTACATTAATAACAGCAGATAGAACAATAATTTAAAGATATGGCAAAGACAAATGTGAATGTAGGGAGTAGTGCTAATGATGGTACAGGAGACCCTCTAAGAACAGCTTTTACAAGCATAAATTCCAACACAGATGAGATTTATTCTTTATTTGGTAATGGTAGCACACTTGCAATTAGTGGAGATGCTTCTGTTTCATCAGGAGCTTTGACTATTGCTAATGATGCAGTAGAGAATGATATGCTTGAACCAAGATTTACTGATGAAGTTTCAATTACAACACTTACAGGTACAGTTTCATTTAATTGTGCATTAGGTTCAATTTTTAAATTAAGCGGAGATTTAACTGGTGCATATACCATAAGTTTAACAGGCTACAAAAAAGGTCAAATTATAACAATTTACCCTATCAAGGGTAACCAAACTTTAAATCTTGCAGGAGCAGGTAGTTCAAGCAATACCTTTAACAAAATTGGTGGAGTAAATTATAATGATGATGGTTCTACTTCAAATATTCTACAAATAGAATGTGTAGATGACAGTGCTACTGCTCCAATTTTTTTCTATTCTATAGCAACATTTGCTGAGGATTCAAGTGATATATAATTATGTTAAGAAGAAAGTTTTATAATCTACCTATAGCTCCAACTTCATACACAGCAGACTATTTAGTCATTGCAGGAGGCGGTGGCGGAGGATGTACCCAAAATGGAGGAGGAGGTGGAGCAGGTGGCTACAGAAATTCTTTTGGCTCTGAAAATTCAGGAGGAAATCAAAGCTCAGAAACTGCCTTTACTTTTAATGTTGGTACTGTTTATACCATTACTGTAGGAGGTGGTGGAAATGGTGGTGCAGTTGCTTCTAATCAAGGCACAATAGGGGATAATTCCTCAGTTACTGGTTCTGATATTACAGATGTAACCTCAACAGGCGGAGGTGCTGGAGGTGGCGGTGGAGGTTCTCCAAGTTTTGGTGGGTCTGGTGGCTCAGGAGGAGGCGGTGGTTCTACAAATGGTGCTGCTGGTACAAGGACTTCAAGTCCAATTCAAGGTTTTAATGGTGGTACAGCATCTACTTCATCTCCTAATTTCTTTGGTGCTGGTGGCGGTGGTGCTGGTGGTGCTGGAAGTAATGGTACAGGTGGAATAGGTCTTGCATCAACAATTACAGGTTCATCAGTATCAAGAGCTGGTGGTGGAGCAGGAGGTTCAAATCAGACTACACCTACAGCAAGTTCAGGTGGTAGCACTAATACAGGTAATGCTACACCCAATTTAGGTGGTGGAGGTGGTGGTGCAAGTAATGAACC